AGCATCTGGATCAGTAAGTCCTGTGGCATCATCTAATTTATTAATTGTATTCATCCATTTTTCCATCGCAGAACGAATGACAAAATCTGTGTCATTAATAACTGTGATAGTCCAAGTTTCGAATGTTCTGTCTCCAGCGACTTTCAAAATACGACCTCTGAATGGTATTTCGACTGGAGCAATTGTTGAAGCAGGTAGTGCTGCGGCTTTTACAAGAAATCTTGATTTTTGTAAGACATCATTTGCAATAGCAACTGCATCTGGGAATGCTAACTCAACCTCAAAGAGATTCGGTCTAGCACCACCACCAGACAATCTGCTTTTAAAATCACTTATTTTCCTTAATGGAATAGTGTTGATTTGTTGACGAGACGACATGGGTTTAAACCTCTAGTTTACTTAAACGGAACCGATAACCTCTTCAAAGGATACGCCAGTTCTAGTGGCGACAAATGTTAGTCCTATGAAGTTGATTGACCTTGCTGGTTTGACAAAGATATCTGCTATAAACTCATTGTTATCTATAACAGCAGCAGTGTTATTTGTTTCATCACAAACAACAACATAATCTTGAATACCTCTCTTGGATTGAACATCTCTTAGGAAAGGTTCAACTATGTTTACAAAGTTTGCCCTTGTAATTTCATCGTTGAATTCAAATAACTGATCTTTAGCAGCAGCTGCGATTCCGTTCTCTAAGTAGATGAATAATCTACGTACATTGATACGATCAAATGCTGATGCTTTTGCGAATCCAGTTTTGTCACCGAATAGTACAATACCTGCACCAGGTGAGAAGATAACTGGATTTATACGATTTGAATAAAGTTTATCTCTTTGTAATTTTGTTGGATTATAAGGAAGTTTAACTGAATTCAATATTGCACCTCTTGCAGTTCCAGCAGGTGAGAACCAAGGGAAATCGTTGATGTCGTTTCTGGCACATGTTCCTGCGATGTCACCATTAAGTGGGACATAACGGAATGTGTTATTAAACCTATCATACATGTATTTGTATCCACTGTCAAATACTGCAAAGGTTGATGAGGATATCGTGTCATAAAATTCGACAACATTATCTGTAATTGTGGCATCACTGTATACAGATACCTTAAATGCATCATCAGTATCTGATAATATACGATCTCTTGATGGAGATATGAATGCAACTGCATCCTTTCTTATCTCTGCAACTGAAATTAACTTCTCTGCTAATGCTCTGGTTGAATCTTGTCCATACTTTCCAGAACCCATTAATAAGAAGTCTACATCAACAGTTGTGTCATTTTCAAACTTACCATAACCACCGATCAAATCATCTAAACCAGAATCTAATGCTCCAGTAGTATTAATACCAGTCTTTCCTCCATAATTAGTTCCACCGTCTAACTTTAAGTTTTGTTTTCCTGAACTGTTAAAGATAGTTCCTTCTGCATCTTGATCCCAACCACCGTCACCTTCAGGTGTAAATCCAGATGAAAAACCTGTAGTTGTAACTCCAATAATAGTTCCAGACAATCCGAAGATGTTAGTAGAATTATTGTAAAGATATTTTCTCCAGTATGATGGTGAACCAACTGAGAACTCAGCATCCTTTGCTTTTGAAAGACTTAGATTTTTTTCTAATACTGTTCCAGCATTTCCTGTAACTGTTCCCTTTGCGTCAATGACTACAACATGAACTTCATCAAATCTACCACCTCTTTCTGCTGCGTAAGATGATGTACCTGGTTTATCTGCGATTGTATTCCACTTGACTTTGGTTTCTGTTTCAGTTCCACCTACTGTAGCAGTGGTTGTTACAAAAGTTTGATCATCAAACCAATCTCTTGTTGCGGTGACAGTAGTTGATCCATAAGAAGCTGCTTGACCAGAAGTATGAATTGCAACCAATGTGTCTGCAGAGAATTTGTAAATACTGTTATAATCCTTTGCTGTAACAGTTCCTGCAGCAGAAACATGTGATAAGAATTTAACAGATACTTCACCAGTTCCTACCTCAGTAATAATACCTCTAAAAGTTCCATCAATCACACTTGTTCCAGCAGCTCCTGATATTACAGTGTTATCTGGAACTGTTTGTACTACACCAGAACCAACTACTGGTGGTGCTTGAGTAACTGTTTCTGTTCCAAAATCAAATAAGAATGTGTTTGGTGATAGATTCGTGGTTGGGTTGTGAATTGTTATACTGGTTGCACCAATTTCTTTAATAGTTGTTCCTACTGAAACTATATCAGATCTTATTGCCTGACCTACAGTAATGCTACCTGTTGTGATTCCAGTTATAATTGTTGTGCTAATTCCTGCTGATCCAACTCTATCATTGACTGCTGCAGTAAAAGTACTGATACCAGTTGTGCTCATCGTTAAAATTTGATCAGCAGATCCGTCTATAATAGCAACTCGAAGTCCATTTGACCATGAACCAGGATTTCTTGCTGCTACTGTGGCCGAATGGTATGGGGTTTCATCATACCCTAATTCTTTGTAATGATCTGTGCTTTTAATTTTTACACTGGTAGCAGTTCCAACTTTACCATTTAAAAGACCATCATCATCTGCTCTTATTACACTTAGAACTCCACCGTAAGCTAAGTATGAAGACCCTACCATCCAAGTCTCATATTGCTTATCAGTATCATAAGGTTGTCCAAATTGATCGAATAGATCATTCTCTCCAGTAATAGTCGTTGGAACATCAACAGGTCCTTTCTCGAAAGGTCCAACGAGACCTCCGATTTTACCTGTTGATCCATCGATTCTACCGATAGTTAAATCAACTTCCCTTATTAGAATTCCAGGAGACGCTAAGTTTAATGCCATCCTTATTCCTCTTGCTCAAATTTATCTAAAAATATTTATGTAAAAGGGTATTTACAACGGGGAAACAATGCGTGAACACTACCAATCAGGGTAATAATATTCAGTATTTTGAACTTTTTTTCTTCTATTATTAGTAATTCTTTGGATCGTACAAGATTTGCATTCATATGAATATGCTGAAGGAAGAGATCCTTTAGTTTTACGTGTTAAGTAATAATCATTTACAAGATCTTTATACTCTCCACAAACTCTACATTTTCTTTGTGTAAAAATTAAATGCTCTAATTTAATTTGATCATCTAAATCCATTACCTATAATCCCACATGTAGGAACGATCACCATACTCATCTGCATACCATGTTTCTCCATTATTATCAATAAAACTATCATCCTCTAATCCATTAGCAATAAATCCAAAAGGTGCCATGTCCTGCTCGATTTGATTTTTTTGCTCTTCATATATTCTTTTTCTTATATCATTATCAGTCATCTCTTTAAAATAATCTTGTGCGACTAACCATGCAAATAATACTAAACACATTGCTAAATCATCATTACATCCTTCTTCTGCCTCAAATGAATTATGTTTTTGTGCGAAAGTAGTTAATTCTGATATGATTTCGTAATCACAAGTTAATAATTTATTATCCTCAATCATAGTTTTTAAATTACTACATCCAAGTTTTTTAACTGCCGATGTAGTTCTTACCCCCAACTGAGTTTTTTTACCACTAAATCCTTGTCCAACCACTTGACCTGCACGACCTCTCATTGATGCCATAAGTAAATTCTCATATTCTAAATCAAATTGAAGAATACTTGCAACTTGATCTCCAATGTCATTTACTTCAACTAATAGGTAAGCATTATTATATCCCTTTGCAACGTCAAATATCACATTTGGAAATAACATTGGTTTCACTTCATTGTTTCGATATTTTGCTACGACTTTATAAGGAAACTGAGTGACATCAAAAACAATAAACGCAGAGTAATCATTACCTAATCCACGAGCCACATCAACAGTGATGATATAATTATGTTCTTTTATTGGTTCTTCGTAAATATCTAATCCTGCATTTTTTGTAATTGGATTGTCATACACCATATTTTTTAATATGGCAGGATTGATAAGAGTATTAATCGATCCTAAGAATTCGCATTCAAACTCAACCTTAAATTGTTGTTCTGATGTGTTTGCAATTGTTTGTTCTTTCCAAGTTTCATCACGACCTGGCACTTCTGACCAGTGTACATCTGTTGTAACATATTCATTTCTACCTCTCTCCGCATCATGCCAATACCTATAAAAGTGGTTCATCCCGTGAGGGGTTGAGACCATTATGACTTTGGTGTTTTTACCAGAAGTGATAGTAGGATATACTGAGGCAAAGAATGACTCAGCAATATGGTT